GAATTGTGCATTTGCCTCTTGCAAAATCAACATTTCACCACTAGTAAAGTTTCTAGTTTGATTACCACCATATGTATGAAATCCAGTAATGCCATCTAAAGATTTGAATATAGATGTATTATCACCAAATCTAAGTTCTTTACTTGCTGTTATAAAAACATTATCATTGAATGTATTAACTCCGGTAAATGTATTACTTCCAGTTGTTGCATAACTTCCAGTTGCTGCAATTAAACTATTTACCTTTTGGTCGTTAGAAGATGTATATGAGTTAAATGAAGCAGTTGTTGTTGCACCTACTCCACTTACTGTTTTGTTTGTCCATTGTAGAGATGCACTATCCCATGCTAATAAATCATTATTTGCTAAACTACCTGTATTGATATCAACATCATGTAATTCGTCTAATTCATATCCGTTTTGAACTAACACATAAATTGAGCCATTGTTTTGTTGTGCTCTTAATACCTGTCCTAATCTAACTTCGTGGAAAGGTGCATCTGGTTTAACATTTGTATATTGACCCGAACCTGATAGATAAACTAATTGACCTGCTGCATATCCTAATGCCGGGTCTGTATTAACTGATAATAAAGTTCCTTGTGTCATTACTCTACCAAATCCATCGTTTGCAATATCAGTTACAACGAAACCTAATGTATTTGCTGAATTAGCATCGTTTGTCCAACTTGCAGTTTCGATTAAAGGATTATCACCAGTTGCTCCTATTATTCTTACAACACTTCCTTTATTGATTTGTGCACCTGTTGTATTCTTTACATTGACAATAATGTCTAAAGCGTTAGTTGCTAAAGATGCAGTTTCTGCGTATGAGCCAGTTGCTACACTTATTGTAAACTGAGAACCATCACCTTTTGTAAATGTAATATCATCATTATTTACAGATGCAGTTATAATTGAACTTGCAGTTATAGATGAACTAACAAAACCTAATGCAGTTATCTGTGCACTACCTGATATAACACCAGAAGGTAATGTACTTCCACTAACATCAGGTATAACCACACCAAATGTAGATGCGTCACCTTTTGTGAATGTTAAAGTATTTCCACTAAACGATGCAGTTACTAATGCTAAACTTGCAGATGTATTCAATGAAGATGTTATACTTGCTAAAGTTAAATCTTTTGTTTCTTGTGATTGAGTAAATGCATTTAAATTAGTGATAGAAACTACCTGGCTTGCCGTAGTTGAGTTTAAATTACTAATTGATACATTGACACTTGCCGATGTAGTTTCTAAGTTATCCAGTCTTATATTAGTAGACTGAGTATAAGAGTTTAATGATGCAGTTGTTGCAAAGAATGAATTACTTACATATTGAGATGCAGTAAAACTATTCAATGCAGTAATATCAGTTGTTGTTCCAGCACTACCTGTATTAACAGTAATATTAAATGTTGTATTATCTCCTTTAGTAAAAGTAATTGTATTAAGATTTACCGATGCGGTTACCAATGAAGATGCAGTTACAGATGAACTTACAAATCCTAATGCAGTTATTTGTGCAGAAGAACTAATTAAGTTATTTGGTAATGCTCCACCAAATGATGATGTTGCTACTAATTTAGATATATTACCTGTTCCACCTACCCATGCATATCCTTCTTGTAAAGATGCAGTCAAACTACCACTTATGTTTATATTAGTATTTACATTAACCGATGCAGTAGTCATTGTGACCATTGTTACACCTGCCACACCATCTACAAATTGTAGTTGTGCATCTTTGCTTCTCATAGCATATGAAGCATTTAAAGGAGGATTAGTATCTCTTAATTGAAACATTGGGTCAGGACCTTCTAACTGTATATTATCACCACTAAACTTAGCGTCACCACCAAAATCTACTAGAAAATCAGTTAGGTTACTAAAATTAACACCATTACTCTGGCCTAATCTAAACCTAGGGCCAGTTGACATCATATCAACATTGCTTCCTGATTGTATTAAACTACCAGTAATAGTTTGATTACCATTAAATGAGTTTGAGCCAGTTGTTGCAAAACTACCTGTATTGATTGTACTACCACTAACATCTGGAATATTAACTGCAAATGTAGTCGTATCACCTTTAGTAAATGTAAGGTTTCTACTTCCATTGTCGAATGATGCAGTAATTAAAAAACTACCACTCTCTGTTTCAGTTACATAAGATGAAGTTGCAGAGTTTAATGCATTTATAGAAATTAATGCAGATGCACTAAATGTTTCTAAATTAGAAGTTTCAATTAATAAACTTGCAGTTGTAGATTCTATATTAGTTAGTCTTGTTAGTGTAGATGCACTAAATGTTTCTAAGTTAGAAGTCTCAATAAGTAAACTTGCTGATGTAGTCTCTAAATTATTTAATCTACCATCTTGTACCAACTGAGATGCGGCAAACGATGCTGAATTAGCATATGAACTTGAAGCTGCAATTAAAGAATTGATTTGAGATTGTTGAGCTGCATCTACTGCTGCAACAGATGAACTGATTGCATAAGATGATGTAGCTGCATTTAAATTACTAATTGATATATTTACACTAGCCGAAGTAGACTCTAAGTTACTTAGTCTATTATTTTGAGCGGTATTAGTTATATCATTACTACCTGTATAAGATGCTAATGTAGTATTCTTAGTATCTTGTGAAGCAGTGAAAGCATTCAATGAAGTCAATGTTTGACCACCTACAGTACCTGCGTTTGATGCAAAGGATGCACTTAAAACAATCATTGATGATGTTAAATCATTTGTTATCAATGAATCTATCAAATCATCATTAAATGTTCTTACTTCCGCAGCGGTTATACCACCGACACCATTGGTATCGTATGTGCTATTACTTGTGGTCTTTAATTGTGAGCGAGTTAAACTTGCCATATCTTTTTTCTTTTATCTTTATTTATTATTTAACAAAGTGACAACACAAATTTCCCATTGAAATCTGCATTAAAGTCACAATTGAAATCTCCGTAATTTGCTACTGGTGCTACATTTCTATCAGCTGCACCTGCAAGAATTGGCCCTAATAATTCTATTTGACATTCTCCTGTCGTTATATTATAATCATTTATACTTCTTAAATGAAATAGATTACCACGAAATTGTACCAAGTCATTTAGTTCTATGTCGAAATAATCTGCTAGTGGTATAATACCCTCTGCTCTTAATATACGAGTAGTTGGATTATATAATAGAGATATATAAGTTTCCCAATATTGAGTATATAGGTTTTCAGTTGGTACTTCTCCATATGATGCTGCTTCATTATTAAAAAGTAATGAGTTACTATCTGTTGTAGGAAAACTACCTGTTACTACATTATAATTGTCAAAATAAGGGAATGCATTTTGTTGATAAGTTACACCACCAAAATCTAATGAGCCACTTTCAATCCAATAAGTTTCACAATCAATCAATCCATTATAGAAATACAAATGTGGCAAAACTCTACTTGGATTATAGTTTTGGTCACTAATAAATGTTGGTATGTATATTGGTATAATTTGACTCATAATATTTTTATTTTAGCAGAAGAATCCAGTTCCGTATCCTATCTCTCCTGATATTCTATTTACTTCAGTTATTTCTAAACCAGGTCTTTCAATAAAGTTATAAAAACCAGTTACAGGTGATTGTGAGTATCTATCATAGTAAAGTATTTCACCTTGTGTTATTGTTCCCGATACAGTATATACATCAAATGAAATTGGTGAAGTACATACATAACTTGGATTTGATGATGGTGAGAAAGTTAATTGACCTGCGTAAAATGCAGTTGGTATTGGATTTATTCCACCGACACTACCAGATAAACCTGTACCTGCAATCCTAACTAAAGGGTCAGATGCAAATGTAGTTTTAACTTCAAACTCACCTTGTGAGAAATAGTTTTGATTATCTACAAAATATTGTTTACCATATTCTCTATTTGCTGCTTTACCAAATTGTTGAGATATATAATCTGTATCTAAAGTATCTCCAAAGTTTAATTTATTAACTGCAAGGTTATTTGCAGGTACTACATCAATTGGTTTATTTAAGTTTAAGTATTTATTAAAATCTTTTACCTGACCTTTTTGATACCAATTATTAAATGTTTCAACAATCATATTATTATTATTACCCTTATCAGGATAGATAACTAAGTTGAATTTCTTTTGAATACTTTTAATAAAGTCTACTAATTTAATACCTGTTGTACCAAATGGCATATTAGAAGGTATGTCCATTACTCTACCATCTGCTGCCTGTTTAACTTCTCTAATTTCTAAAAAAGATTTAGTTGTTGATTGTGGGTCTAATGTCACCAATGGTAGTGCCGTTGGTAATGCATTGTTTGGTGATTGTCTAAGTTGAAAATAATAATTACCTGCAGGTATGCTACTAAATACAAACTCACTTGCTAACTCATATGTTGTATTAATACCACCCGTTCTACTTTGTTGTAGTTGGTCAAAGAAATTTATATATGATGATACTGCACGAGTTCCATAAGGTGTAGAACTACCTGTCTCTAACATACGGATTTGCCATGTACCATTTGCAGAAAGTGTACCTGGCATATTATTTACCGAGCAACTTACATTTATATTTATATTTAATGCACCCTTTAAGTTGGTTATTTTATCAACTCTATATGCTGCATTATTATAAAACCCTTGTGCGTCAGATAATTTATTATACCAAGGTAAAGTTGTCCAACTACCAGATGCAAGGGTTATGTCTGTCATACCACTACCTGATATTGCACCTATTTTAATTTTACCATATGTTTCCAAATCAACACCTGAATATTCAGGATACTTTAATGAATTATTACAAATCATATAAACATCATTTAAAAAAGCAGAGTTCATAAATGATGATGAGTATGTATATCCAGTTGTATCAAATACTGCGTCCCATACTTCTTTAACTCTTATTGCAGGCTTAAAGTTTTGTACAGTCAATGCACCATCTTGGTCATCTAGTCCAAATCTTTCGTATTCACCTTGTGTAAATTGATATCCACTACCATAATCTGCAAGTGGATAAACGATACTACCACTAAATAAATTACCACTCCAACTTGCAGTGATATTATTATAAGATGCAGTATGATTGAATTGTTGTAATGTACTTAAATCATTTAATGTTAATCTATTGATATCTCTACTAAATGAAGATACTATACCATAAAGTGTTATCTCATATGAGTCTATAAACTTATTTTCATATACAGTTACTTTATTTAATTGTAAATATCCACTTACTAAATAGATACCATCAAAGTCTAAATATGCTGAGACCTTTGTGTTTGTAGAAAATAGATATGGATTAGTTACTGATATGTCATATACATGCTCAAAGAATGCATTATTCTTTTTTGTACCTGGCAACATAATAGTCCTACTAAAATCAGCAGGTATAGCTCCTATGTCAAATAGATTTGTGATATTATTACTTATCTTTATTTCCTCATCTTGGAATAAATCTAATATAATATTATCAGCAATTAACTTAGTTTGAAAACCTTGTGTACTTCTTATAGACATATTATAAAATTAATTTAAATCCTTGTCCTAATGAGAATGTAATAGTATATTGTATCAATTTATCTACAACATGCGTCTTAAAGTCTAATGATGTTGTATCAATTGCTAATGGTTTTAATTGTTGTGAACCTATTTTTTCATCGTATTGCCAATATATTTCCTCACTTACTAATAATTGCTTGAATATATCATTGTAAGCTTCATCTAACCAATCAGTATTAACTGTTAGTTTTTCATTTGAGTCTACAATATATCTTTGTATAGATGTATCATATGAGTTATATCCAAATGTCCTAGAGTTCCAATTACCTATTTGTGGTTGATAAACTCTTGACTCTGTATTAAATTGTTCTTTAGATACACCATTAAAATTATATTTGTCAAATTGCCCATATCTGTTTTTCCACCATATTCTTACATTTGGATACTTTTTCCTACATTCTATATTAAAGTTTAATTTTGACCCAATAGAAACACTTCCAGAGTATGCCTGTAATGAATATGCATCACCACTTCCTAATAATGTCAATGGAAATCCACTTGCGTTAGGTGAATATGGTACTTGCTCTATTTGAGTTGTAGTTGTATTAGTAGTTGCAACTAAATTATATGTTCCTACACTACCTTCACTACCTGAATAAACTATCTGTGTTGGTATGATTGTATTTAAGTTTCCTTTATATACACTCAATGTTCCACCATGTTCTACATAAACAGATTGTGAGCCAGGTCCATCAGTTAAGAATGGATAATAAACAGATTGTGATTGCAATGGTGTTCCAATTGCATTTGGAAATAAATCATAACCATCTAATGCAACTATTACAGAAGATGATGCCATAGACGATGTTACATATTCAATACCATTATAGTATCTGTAATATGAATTAGCTTTTAGATATTTTGTATAAGATGTGTTTGCATATGAAGAATCACTAAATGTTGAGTTAACAATTCTACTTACATCAAATATACCAACGCCGGAATTGTTTGGATATTTTGCTAATGTATAATTTGCAGTTGAGCTAGAATCAGTCAAAGACCCACTCCAATAATATAAATCTAATATGTATTGAAATTGAGATTGTGTTACATCTGTTGATGAACTGACAGTAAAAATCATTGGCGATTGAGACAATGATGCAGATGCTGGAGTTTGTATAATTGTAATCGGCATTAAATCTTTTATTATTTAACCAACTAACATACCGATTGTATTTAACGAAGTGATACTTTAATTTGGTCTATGAATGCTTTCTTCAATTCTTTAGCTAAATCTTTCTTAATTGCTTGTGTAAATGCATCTTTAAACCAAGGTCTTTTAGGTTTAATATACTTTGTACCTGTCTCTAAGTATAAACCATACTTTACAGTTTTAACTACAATGGTATTTCTTAGTTGTGCAACCTTTACCGAATTTAATAATGTTCTACTTTTAGGTTGTGGATATTTCCAATAGGTAGGATTTGCTTTTAGATAAGCAGTATTTAATGTTCTCGTTCTTTTGAGTTCTTTATTATTAGTACCATTTAGGTTTTTAATAATATTTTCTCTTAACTTTGGAACAACTTTTGCAATTGCTTCCTGTAAAGTCATTATGGATTAAGATTAATAGTACAATAATTAAAGCAATTGTTTGGAACTGATACATCAAATGATATTGCCCAACCTGCTAACACATTATCAAATCTATCTAAGAATGGAACAGTCTTAATACTTCCTAATTCAAATTGACCAAAGTTATTTGTATATGCCATTACATCATTCATTATACCCATCAAGTTTGCATAGATATCATTTACATCATCTATACCCTCATATGGTAATACCTGCTTATTCTTATTGTTAATAGAATCAGGAGTAATTAGTTTTGGTTTGTCTGCAAGAATTAATGTAAAGTTATAAGTTACAATTCTTGGTGTAATATCAGTTGAGTCAACATTGATATTCGCAATTGGATACATTGGAAACTCTTTAATGTCTAAAGAGAATAAATCTCCTTGTGATACAAAGCCAATAGATGGATGATTTTTAAGTATTGTTTTCCAATAGTCCATCATCACATAGTACACACAATAGTTACTTGCAGCGTTTAATGTTGCCATAATATTTTATTTTAGAAGTGAATACCACCAAAATACTGTGAAGATTTATCCGGATAGACCTCTGTTTGGTCACCCGTTACTTGTAAGTATTCAGGTATACCACCTGCGTTTGATGTTGCTATTAACCAATCTTGCATTCTAGTTGCGTAGTAGTCAGCATTGTTTAAAGCTTTATTCAATAGATAATCTAATTCAATTTTAGTAGGTGCAGTAGATTGTTCTGATAAATGTTTAACTGCTCCGCTTGATTTAAAGTCAATAGATGAGAATGGAATAAACTCTGTGCAACCATACCATATTAAAGTAGGTTTTACATAATCTTCTAATAGTGTTTGGTAATCACCTGTAACACTACCTGATTGTATGTCCGATTGTAATTTATCATAAAGTACAGTACCTAATAAATTAAGCATATACTTTTCTTGTGCAGTCCTAATAAACGGAATTAATTTATCTGCGTCAATTGCTCCACCTAATGGAGTATTTTTTATAATGTCATTTCTACTTACGAATAATGCGAAGGCCATAGTTGTATTCTTTAATTATTTAACAAAGTGGTTATTCATAATCATTTTTGAAAAACGCAGAACTCACTTTTGGTAATGGTTCATTTGGTGTTGGTTGTGGTGTAGATTCTGCATCATCAACTTGTGATTGTTCGTTTGCAGTTTCTTCTACTTGAGCAATTGTTTGTCCTGATTCTTCAGCCTGTTTAGAAGCAATTGAGAGTGGCATAATTTGCTCTATGTATAAGTCTGTGTTAGTATATCCGCCTTTCTCTAAAACCTCCTCTATGCTACCTAATAATAAGTTTTGGAATGGTACAATAGTCATACTCTGTAAGATACTAAATGCCATTGCCATTTCATCTGCGTTAGAACTAAAACCATTTGCTTCTGTACGAATACCGAATAACAAAGGTGAGGTAATTCTATGTGCAACTAATATTCTATCTTGTGCGTATTTTGCAACATACTCATACTTCTCATGTAAGTTTTCAGTTTGTATTGCATCAAATGTAGGTTTGTTTTCTGCTGAGTCATTAAAGGTAATCATAAATCTACCTGCGTTTCTAGTGCCTGTAAACTTAGATACGATTTGGTCTTCTATTACATCTCTTTCCTCAATTGGTGGTACTCCGTTATTTAAGTTAATTGCAACCAATGGTAAGAATCCATTTTCAATATTGTTTAAGTGTAAGTTTGATAACTCTGCTTCACTTGCTGTAAATTGTAATGCTGAAATCCAATCAGGTAGAGAATAATAATATTTACCTGGTGTATATCCTTTAATATATGCAATCTCTACTTTCTCTTTAGATGTACCGAATGCAGGCAATTTCTTTTTATTACGAATTGCTTTCATATCATTCCAGTCAATACAATAAAAATAATTTTGTATTTGTGGTTCTCCGTATAGTTTCTCAGCACGAAGTTTTTGTACCGGTATATGATACATTCTTAAAACCTGTGTATGGTCGTCATTCCAAACTATTTGCATTGCTGCATTACCAAATAATTTTAAGTCAAATGAAATCTTTCTACCATCATTTTTACTTAATACCTTTTTTAAAGTATCTTCAAATTCTACATTGTTTGTAAAGATACCCTCACCATATATTAAATCAGCAATACCTTCTACACATGCTGCATTGGTTGTAGATGTATTATATGCTTCTTCAATTAAGAAAAAGAAATCGTCATTATCATAAACACCAACAGGAACCCATGTTTGTCTTGTTTTGGTATCTTCGGTAATAATAGGTATTTCGTGCCTACTTAGGTTAATTACTTTTAAGTCGTTCATATTATAAGATTATGTATTCGTTAGATGATGTGTAAGATAAGCTAGTATCATTCTGTGTTGTATAATTTACTTTATTAGATGCAGATACAAAGTAAGATTGAGTTTGTTGTGCAAATACTTGTACCGTTCCTTTATATTGTATTGTAGAAACACTACCTGTTGTATCCCATAGTAACATTCTATATTCGTCTCCTACTTTACTGCCTGATATTTGAGGAAAATTAAATTCTATTAGTTGTGAATCAGGTGTTGTAGTATATGATGAAGTTCCTAATGATATTGAGGTGCTTACATAAGTCAACATATTTGTCAAACTTATTGCAAGACTGCCAGATGAGATTGGTTGTGTATATCTAAATGCAGTTTGATTGCTGCCACTAACATAGTATGATATCATGTGTTTGTATTTAACTTGTCTATACTATATAACAAAGTGATATTACCTATGTTTTATCCAATAAAAAACCCCCACATTTCTGCGAGGGTTAATATTTTTCGTATATTTTCTACAATTATACTGTTTGGTAAGATGCTATTGTTATAGAACCGCTGATACCTGCAAATGGATTAGTAGTTGTACTACCACTTAAAAATTGTGCAAAGTCAGGCTCGTTACCTTGAAGGGTAAGAGAATAACCATACAAATCTTGTAAGTTTGCTCCAGTTGATATTGTACCTGCAGTCACGTCAGCTCCGAATCTTCTACCCACTAATAATGCATCACCTGCATTAGTGTGAACGATGATACGAGGTCTTCCGTATGCTAACACTTTCAATTCTTTACTCATTGCGTTAGTCAATTTCTTTAAGTTTAATACTGCTTCTTGTGTAAAAGAAGTTGTACCATTTTCTCTAGAAGTATTGACAGTCTCTGTGTAAGTTGATGTTCCCTTCAAATCATATTTATACACCGTTGTAGATGCACCTAATGAAGTGATAAGACCATCAGCATCTTGAGACGCAAATGATGCAGAGTCATTGTAGTTAATAAAATATACGGCTTGCAAACCACCTACTGAGTCTTTACAAGGTTCTAATCTAGATGTCGTTAAATTACATGCCATGATTTTAAGTTTTTAATTTTAATTAATTTTGTTTACTACAATTATGCTTTATGAATTGCAATGTCAGAACCGATACCAAATTGTACACCAGCTGTCATTCTCATGATAACTCTTACATTTTGACTTCCGTCTAAGTCTGCCATATCTAATACTTTCACTTCATTCGTGTCAGATAAAAGCCCTGTTCCAAAGAATAAATTGCTCTTTTCAGCTGCAACCATATAGTTTGCTGGCATACCTGGAGCAACGAATAATGGGATACCATTGTAATCAAAAGGCTTTTGACCTACTGTTACTAAGTTGTTGTATCCGTTTGCGTAGTTAGCACCTAATGCTTGTTGGTAAGCTTTTGCAGTACCTGTTCCGATGTAGATAACTAAATCTTCTTTACCATACACTGCGTCAGGAATTACAGATACTAATGCTTCTAAGTCAGCGATTACATTTGCAGAAGTGATTGAACCACTTGCAGATGAACTAACTACATTTGAACCACCAGCAGTCAATAATCCTAATAGACCTGTGAATGTACCACTACCTGATGCAGATGCTCTCCAGATAGATTGTTCGATTTGTTGAGCTACTGTATTTGCTACATTAGCTAATAAGAAATCTGTGAAATTTGCAGGTAAATTATCGTAAACAGAGAATCCCATTTCTGCGGCTTCCCAATCTGAACGAAAATCTTTCTTACATAATTCGATGTTTACTTGCAATTCTTTTGGTTGCAAGATTGCTTCTGTTAATGTTACAGAGCCAGTTGCTGCGAAATCACAAGTTGCGTCTTGGATGATGTTGCTTGTTGCAATCTTCTTCATTACTTGCTTATACTTTACATTAGGAACAATCGTGATTGCTCTTTCAGCTAATGTTTTACCAGATAAAAGTGCAGCAGCAATATACTTGCCAGCGAACTCACCTGCGTAGGTAGAAGTGATTGAAGTAGATGTTGCAAAGTTTTGTTTTTGCTTCATTTTCTTTTTTTTAATTTATGAATTTATTTGGAAAAGTTTTGTAAAACTCTATCCATTGTTGTTTGTTGTTTTGTTGGTTTGAAGTTGTAAGATAAGTTTACTGCAGACTCTTCAACAGGTGCACCATCTAATACAGGTACATCTACTTCTTCATCTTCATCATCTTCGTCAACAGTTACTTCAACTGCTGCCATTTCCATTTCTTTCTTAGCTTTGAATTCGTTAATCATAGATTCCATTTCCATAATCTTAGCTTCTAAGTCTTTAATCTTCATGTCTTTCTCATCCATTGGTACTTCTTCTACTACTTCCATTTCCATTTCTCTTTCGATTTCTACTTGAGATTCTTCAGGAGCTTCAGGAGATACTTCCTCTACATTTTGTCTTTCAGTAATCTTTCCGTCAGCAACTAATACTCTAATTACTACTTCTTTACCTTCAGAATCTTTTAATGCAATCTCATGCTCACCTGTTGGTGCTGGAGATTTAGTTCCATCTTCAGATACTACATCAATAGTTTCACCAACATCAAATGTGTTAGATTCTAAAATAGTACCATCTTTTAATTGTCCATAAGCTAATGCAACTTCTTCCTTAACAGAAAGTAAAGTCATAATCTTATTTAACATAGTTTGTGCGCTCATATTATTATTTTTTATTTAACAAAGTTTAATGTGTTTCGTTTAATTTGAGGTTGGATAAGGTGATTGTGTTTTACCAATACCTTGTGCCCATAATCTACCATCACAGCATTGCTTAGAGTATCTCTTTTTATCTTTACATAGACATCCTCTAGTGGAACCAGGACCAGGACTAGATAAACCCTGTGTTGGGCCAATAAAGATTCCGTATTCTTTAGCTCTTCTCATATTCTATATAACAAATTGATAATAGTTTTTCCAATTTATGATAAACCTTTCATTGCCTGTTTGTGCATCATCTCTTGTACTAATGCAGTATCTGATTTATATGCAAGGTATAATAGGCATTTCTCTAATGGTTGTTTAACTATCTGGTCAAACTTTAGTATATCATTATTAGATAATTCCATTATTGAGGAATACCCACGCCATTTCTTTCCATGATTGATTGCAAAAGAAGATTCATCTCCCCTCCCTCCTTCAAAGATTTCAGGGTATAAAGTGCTAAGTCTTTGGATAAATGCAAAAAAAAACCGATACACCCAAAGTTAATATCCATTGTAGTCTTTAAGAATATTGTATCATCCTCCATTGTATTATATTCTTTTATCTCATATAGTTTGCCTGTCTTGCTTACAATTGGCCTGTATAGTATTGACATTATCTTTTGCCAATTATTATCTATCGTAATCTTATCAAATTTAGAAATGTCTAAGTATGCACCATATGCCATATTAGATAAGTTAGGTTCAAATCCATATTCAACTCCGTCAATAGTAATTATCCTTTGTAAATCAAATTCAGTCTTAGACATAAACTTATTTAAACTATCCATTACATGTTGTAACATTTCTATTGGCATTTGACCTGCAAAGTTAGGTGCAACTCCACATAGAATATCTAATGCGATAATGATACTTCTATCAATCA